AGAAAGCGAGGAGAAGATCACAGATATCGAAGTCATTTTGGAAGGCGAGAAAGAAGAACAGAAAGAACTCGACAATCTGGAAAAGGCAATCCATCAGATCTGCATGGATGAACCGGAACTGTATCTGAAGCTGCATGAGGCAGTCAGAACAAGCGTAGGAACAGGACGAATCAAAGAAGTGTTAGCACCGGACGGGGACAAGCTGTACAGTGTAAGACCACAAGGCTGCGGAAGAATTATGCTCTATCTAAACGATGAGAAAGACGAGGTCATACTGCAGGTTGTAAGACAAGGATTGAAAGAGAAATACGCTTGGGAGAATATTTTAAGCTATCTCGTCCTGATCACAGAACAGGAAGATGCAAAACAGAACTGGGAGGAACTTTACGGACAGAAATATCCGGAAAAAGAACGGATTGCACCAGTGCAACCGAAGAAAGAGAAGAGAAAAGAGTCAAAGGTAGTGAAGGCGAAGCTGCCAAAACCAAAAAAACCGGAGAAACAGGAGACAGAGAAACCGGTAGAGCTTCCAAACGACATTCCGGGACAGACAGAGATTGAGAAAGATTTTCCGGAAATGCTTCCGGAAGCGGGGAAAACGCAGGAAATACAGAGCGATTTTATCAGAGCAGGACAGCACAAAGAGGAAAATTGCACCAGTGCAATGCCGGAACCTGTGGAGATTGTGGAAAAACCTGTGGATAATTCAGAGCAGATGGAAGAAAATGCGAGAAACACAGAAGCGGGAGCCAATTCAGAACCGGTGGATAAGTCCGAAGAAGAACAGAATCCGGCTGGCAGCAGATGGGAATACATGAAGACAATGGAATCATACAAGATGGCGCTGTACATGGCAGCATCCGTGAAAGAGATGCCTCACATGATGTTGAACTCAGCAGAGTATTGGAAGAAATGGTTAGAAGCAGAGGTGGATGAAAATGGAGATGAACTCAGTAAGAAATAAGGCGATTACATTATGAGTATCGATTATTCAGACATGGCATTTCCAAAATTAGTCAGTAAGAAAAAAAGGAAATCACATAAAAAGAGCATCCTCAAGAGTAGAAAGGGAGTCTGCTATCTCTGTTTGATACTCTATGACGATCATTCCAAGAAGTACACAGAGGAACATCACATCATGTTCGGATCCGGACAGCGTGAACTATCTGAGGCAGATGGACTCAAAGTAGATCTGTGTCGGAATCATCACAAGGAAGGACCAGAAGCAGTCCACAATAACCGAGAAATGCGGGAACTGCTCTGTAGAATAGCACAGAAAGAATATGAGCAGACACATACGAGAGAAGAGTGGATGGCAAGATATAAGAAAAATTATTTATAGTTACCTCCGCTGAATGGCGTGGAGATAAAAGTATGTCACAATACTGCAACATGATAACAAAGACTTCCTCCCTGGATGCGGCAGGGAGGAGAAAGGAGCAGATAAGTGCCAAAAAGACAGAGATCAACAGCTTGGAAAAGCGAGCTGGCTGAAATAAATGCAAAAGCAAGACAAGAAGGAATGAGTTATAGACAGTATGTGGGATTAATGTACTGCGAAGAAAGAGACGAGATGGAAAGAAGGAGAAGATATGACAGAAAAAGACGCGAAAGATTTGGTTGATTGGCTGGATCAGGCAGAAGCAGAAACAAAAGCAACAATTGCAGAACATGAAAGAATTGATCCATTTTATGACGGAGTGCTTTCAACGGTCCAGACAGTCCGTGAATATATCAAGAAAATGCGTAAGGTGGATGAAGCGGAAGGAGAGAAACAGATGAAAGAGATTATAACAGATAGCAAGTTTGAGTATATCGAAGAAGTTAAGCCGTTTTTCTGGTGGACAGGAAGCTTGAACACAAAGCAGGCGATCACACACTTGACAAAGCGGTACGATGAAGAGGAAGCACACAATCTGTTGGATGAAAAGTTGGAATTTGTATCTGACTACATGAGAAATAATCACGGAGCTGTCGAGCAGTACGGAATTTACCTCATTCCGGAATTTATGCTTGGATATGATGACATAGAGATTGTGATTGTAGCGGCATCCGAAAACAAGAGGGCTACGGTGGTATTCTCGGATATTCCGGTAGTTAAGCGAGGTGGGAGAGATGATTGAAGTTGTAAAAGAAATTTTAGCAGCAATCGGATTTATTGTAGTTGTGTATATGTTTTCGTTACTTTTAACATATTGTACGGAAAGTGTTGGTAACTGGAGAAAAAATGGCTGTAAATTCAAGTGTCTGTGCAAACATGAATATGATTTCGAATTTGTAAATACATTCCGTAGAGATGCATTATTGAAATGTCGTAAATGCGGAAAGAAAAAGAGAATCAAGAATTTGAGTCATGAAGCAATAGATAAACTTTGGTAGGTGGAGTAGATGAAAAATAAAGAGAAGTATGCAAAAGAGATTGCGGAGATTGCGACATTTGCGCATGGGATGTGAAAGGAGGGATTGATTACAATGGTTATATTGCGACCGGTAGGAACAACAGGAAACCGTCTGAAGTATCTAAGAAAAATCAGAGGACTGACAAGAAAAGAGGCTGCAGTCAAGCTAGACATGAAGGAGGAAAGACTGCAAGATCTTGAAACAGGAAGGAAAGGGCTGACGTTAGGAGAAGCAATCAATTATGCAGATACATATAATGTGTCTTTGGATTACATAGCAGGGAGAAAGAAAGTTGAATATTGAAGATGCGATCAGAATCATTAAGGGGTTGGATACATCCAACAGCGAAGAAAACATCAAAGCAAAGAAAATGGCAGTTAAAGCATTAGAGAAGCAGAGACAAAAGAAAATTGAAACATGGAACGGACAAGCATCGTGCCCACGCTGCAAATTTTGTGGACAGGCTCTTGATTGGAGTGATGAACAGTGAAAAGAAGTACAGACACACGCTGGAGTCCTGCAGAGATCCAGCAGAACCAAAAAGAACATTATGCTGCTATGGCAGAACATCCACCGGACCGGAAGGCAAGCGAGAAGTTTCATCGGCCAGCATACCAGGCAGGCAATCTGAGTGAAGCGCAGGGGCAGCAGTTGTGGCATGGAGATGTAGCAGAATACTTGGCGAGAAAGTACAAGATAGGAGATGATGCCAATGGAGAAGAGACTGGAAGAGAACAATGTGAAGAACGAGAATGACCGGAAGAAGACATATCTCAGAGCGTACCGAAAACACGGAAAGAGAATCAAACGGATTGAATCAGAGATTGAAGAAATCAGAAACATGAAGATGTATCCTTCTTCAATCAATAACGGGATGCCACATGGATCCAATCAAAGTGATTTAAGTTCTTATGCGGTGGCTCTTCAGGAAAGAGAGGACGAGCTGTATCAAGAGGGAGTAAAGCAGGTACAGACATACAAAGATATAGAATACAGAATCAATAAGCTGGAGAATCAAGACGAAAGAGATGTTATGTTCTACAAGTATATCAAAGGATTTACATGGTGGCAGATAGCACAGCTTATGGAGTACAGTGAGAGTTGGATCTACGAATTACACGGAAGAGCACTGAAAAATATTCAAATCA